TTATTTGTTACGTTCCACATATTCCGCAAAACTTTTTCCGAAGTTTTCTGCACTGGCTTTTGTAACATGAGTATAAATGTTCATCGTGGTCGTGGCGTTAGAATGCCCCAAGCGTTGCTGCACGTTTTTGATGGTAGCTCCTGCTTCAAACGCGATGCTTGCGTGTGTGTGGCGCAAGCCATGAATTTTTATAGGTGGAATGTGTGCTTGTGCTGCAATCTGTAGCAACCATTTTCTGGGCATGCTATCAGAAAGTAATTTTTCATCAGAGCAAGTGAACACATAATCGTTTAATTGATATTTTTTTAATTGTTCAAGTATTTGAATCGTTTTATGGTCTAAAGAAACTGTTCGAAAGCTAGAGAGATTTTTAGGTTCTTTGATATAAACTTCTGAAATACCGTTTTTGCCCATTTTTCTTGAAATGCCTTGGCTAATTGACACTTTGCATGTTTCAAAATTTACATTTTTCCACGTTAACGCGATGGCTTCTCCTTTGCGTAATCCTCCGAAAATTAAAAGTCTAAAAAAAGCTTGCTGCTGAAGGCTTTTATTTTCTAATACTTCTAAAAACTTGCGCAATTCTTCTTTTTCATAGAAAAGTTTTTTACTTTCTTTGATAGGCGGTTTGGGGATGGTGATTAATTCAGAGGGGTTATTGTGAACGATTGAATGCTTGAGTGCATATCTAAAAATTCTTTTGATGGCAGAGGCCCATCGTCTGCATTTTTGAAAGTTTTTCCATTGATTAATAATTTTTTGAAGATCTGTAGCGGTTATTTTTCGTATTTTAAAATGACCGAGCGCTGGCAAAATACGATTTTCAAACATTTTTGTCGTAGAAAGATAAGTCGAGGCCGCAACCGTATTTTTATACTCGTCATTCCACAAGTGATATACTTCTTCAAAAGTGTAGTTGTCAGTATCCTGTGTACTATCAAAATATTTACCCGCCACAACTTTTGCTTCGGTGTTTTTCAGCCACAACGTTGCTTCACGTTTGGTTTTAAATCCCGATCGATTGGTCCGCTTTTGTTTTCCAGTCTTTGGATCCACCCCAAGATATACCCCTTGAACTTTCCACCGAGTTTCGCCGCTTTTCAGTTGATATTTTTCGGGTTGTGCCATGAAATAAACTCCTTTCTATGATATAATGAATATTATAAAGAGCCCTTTTAAAAGGGTGATTTTGGTATAAACACACGCGATTTGCTGGGGAGCAGGGCGTGTGTTTTTGTTTTTTTATAGTGAAGTGAAACGGCAAATGTTTCACTTCGCCATTTCATAGTGAAGTAAAAGCCAGAATACTTCACTATTGTTTCATATAGTGAAGTGAAACCGTTTTCGACTTCACTATGATAATTTATTGGATAATTTGTAATAAAAAAAGCCGACACCTAACATGTGTCGGCACAACCCGTGGGTTACACGAGCCAAGGGCGAACCTTGTTTCCTCATAAAAAAATATACTACATTTTAATAAGGTAGTCAACACATTTAGAGATTACAACGGTGAAGAGAAAACATTTTCTGAATAGCTACTAATAGTTTTTGATTTAGGCCGCAAATTCATTTTCAATTGTTTTCTTATCATTGAAGTTCACTACTTTAATATTATAATTTTCTAAAGCTAATTTATAATCGTCTGAAAGATTATTAAAGCCATCTTCGCTTATAATAATTCTTAACTCCTCATTGTCATTATAATTAGATTTTCTTACTTCAACTGTATCCAGCCAGCTTGCTAGTATGCTTTCAACTTGAGATTTATTAATAGTTCTAAAAACTTTCACTAATTTTGTTTTACCATTTGAGTGGAACGCATAATTAAACTTGTGATTTAAATGTGATTTACCGGCTAAATTAAACTCTGGTAAAAAAATATATTTTTGGTTGTTAGTATTAAAGTAATCTTTAACGTCGTCAAAAAATTGTTGATAAACATTCTTTTGGGATAAATAAGTTAAATCATAAATTGAAAGTAAAAGTTGTGTCATGTCATGAATAGCTTGTCCTAATTCATTGGTGATCGTTATCTTGTAAATCTCATTCTCTTTATTAATACTAAAGCCATAGTAATTTATTTTTGAATCAAGCAATTCCCGTCTTTTATTTTTTTTATTTAAATTAATATCTTGAAGATTCATGTCCCAATATGTGTATCCATTATCTGTAATAATATATTTTTTCCCGTCTGCTCTAACTTCAAAGGAAATGCTTTCTCCTGTAGAATTTATAAAAGGGGTCACCACCTCAGTTTTTTGCCCTTTTGTTTTAGGAATTTGTGTGTTTTTTTCAATAAATTTCATATAACTTTCCTTAATCGCTAATGCATCCATGAATAACACCCCCTTCATATTTATAGTATACATTAAATAAAATAGTTTTATGATTTAATTTAGACCAACAAATCTGTTTGGATGTTAATATTTAACAAGCCATTGTATTCAGTGTTTAAAAACTTAAGTACTTCTTTTAATAATAAAATAAAGTTATTAATACTATAAATATTTGCGTATGGCAAAGAATGAGCTTTCATATAGGTTGCTCCATCAGCTTTGTTAAAATACTCTTCTTCAGAAAAGATGTTTATACGTAGGCCTGCAACCTTTTCTTGGTTAGAATTTTTATGGAAGTTGTTGTCGATATTAACTCTAATTAAATTGATATTATTTTTAGCTTCCCTGAAATTAATTGTTTTTCTGTAATCTGAGAAAAAGTAATTCAAAATAAAAGGATAGCCATTATTGCCCAGTATTTTAATTTCTCCAGTTTCCTTATGAGATGTAAAAGTTTTATCGATTTTTTTCTCGAGACTTTTTACTAACTTTATAAGTTCTTCAGCTTGTTGATCATTTATTGCTAAGGACTTCAATTTTTTCACCTTCTATATTATGAATTTAACTTTTATAAAATCATAAACTAATCAATTCGTTCAAATACCATAGTGGCTTGAATTCTGTCTCCACCGCCGAAACCTTTTGAACCTCCATTGGTAGTAGAAATAGTGTGTAGTCGATATCCTTTTTCAGCTTGCTGATTAATAACATCTTCAAGCTCTGTTAAGTTTTTTGAATTCACACCAAAAAATTTCTCTTTTAAAACAACTTGTAATACGACGTATTTTTGCATAGTTATGCTCCTTTCAAAAATTAAATAATTACTTTCCCTAAAATCTTAAAGTCGTCTTTCTCTTGAATGACCAGATCTTCATATTTCTCATTCAGCGACTGTAAACGAACTTCACCATTTGTTTTGAATCTCTTCATTGTAATCCCACCGTTCACTGCAAAAACGCCCAATTCGCCATTTTCAAGCACGGGCTGGGGTTTGTATTCGATAATATCGCCATCAAAAAAATCGGGTTCCATGGAGTCGCCGTTGACCATGAGGCGGATGGTTTCTAAGCCGACAAAAGGAACGGGTTGTTGTCCGACAAGGGGTTCGCCTGCAGCCGTCTGCCCCACCACGTAGTCCGCATAATGTTCTTCCAGTCGCTGCTGCTCCAATTGATGTTCTGCGAAGTGGTAAACTTTTTCTTGACGATATTCAGAGAGTAGTTCTGAGACATCGTTGATTTTTTGAAGAGTGGAAGACTTAGAATTATTTTTACTTTCAGAATTATCCAGTGATACTAATTGGTCACCATCAAGGGATATTATCAAATCATCAAAATCCATATTCATTGCATTTGCCAATTTATGAATAGTCGTAATTGAAGGAATAACTGGGTCGCCAGAATTAGGGTTTTTATTTCTTTCTAGAACTGAAATATAAGCACGACTTAAGTCGCTCAATTCTGCAAAATCTCTCATATTAATATTATGTTTTGTTCTATATTGCTTAATTATTTCACCTAGGTGCATAAAATCACTTCCTTTGTCTAACACATTATACATCTAATGTAAGTATAGAAAATAAAATAAGCAAATGCAACTTTTTTGTCTAATATAGTTGACAGCTTTTGTCTAGTATGTTAGACTATGTATGAAGTTAAGGAAGGGAGGAAATGAAATGGCTAAACAAAAAAAGAAGAAGCCTATAAAAGACTTCTCCTTGAAAATCAAATTCAAGCTACTAACGCTAGCGATAGAATTTGAAATAAAAATCAGTAGATAGTAACTATAGACCCTAAAAGGGGCGAAAGCCCCTTTGGAAGGGAGGTTACTCTCTAATAAGAGTTTAGCATTTCAGAGTACTCCTTTCAAGGACGTATGTTACAATGCGTAAGAAAGGATGAAAATAATGGATAAAGAAAAATGGTTGGGTACCTGGTGGATGAAAGACACCGAAAAAAATGGCAAACGTAATGTAGAGGCTGAATTTGAAGCAGGAATTATTCCTAGCGCATTGCTTATTGGAATCGTCATCTACTTAATTTCTAAGATGTTTTAAAAGATATAAATGCTATCTGAAAGGATAGCTTTTATATATAGCAATCTGTCTAATATGTTAGAATTTAAAAGAGGTGATTTTTATGACAAAATTTAAAATTAAAGAGTTAAGAGAAAACAAAAAAATGACACAAGATGAGTTATCTGATAAATCCGGCGTTAGCAGGGCAACAATTAGTTCACTAGAGAACAATGATACAAAAGTTTCGAACACATCAACATTAGTGAAACTAGCTCGAGCTCTAGATGTGAATGTAAAAGATTTATTTTTTTAATATCTTGTCTAATATAGTAGATTTTTTAAGAAAGGGTGGGGAGATGGAAGAGAGAAAAAATATAATAAACACATCTTTAAGATTAACGGAAGAACGAAATAATTACATAAAAGAAAAAGCGAATGAGATAGGTATTTCTCAAAACGCTTTAATTAATGTGTTGATTGATTTAGGAATTAAATTTTATGAATTGAACCTTGAGGATGTTCTTTTTCATATTTGGAAATGCCCATCAAAATAAAATATTCAATTTGGGCATTTAGTGAACGTAATTCTTGTTCTGATATTTCTTTTAGTTTAGCGTGTACTTCTTCATCTAGCCTAAGTTGTAAAGCTACTTTTTTAGCTGACACTATAATCATCTCCTTTGATATGAATATAATATCATTTTAAAATCATTAAAAATAGATTTAAAATAGTATTGACTTAGTATCAATATAGTAGTATTATAGTGACACTAAAACAGTATTAAGGAGGAAGTCAATGAAAAAGTTAGTTACAACTACTTTAAGATTACCAAAATGGTTAGACGATAAACTAAAAAAAGAAAGCGCATATAAAGCGATTAGTAAAAACGCGTTGATATTGGAAAAGCTAAGACAAGCTACAAAAACAACTGAAAAATAGCTGATTTCATAGTGATGTTTGAAATAAAATTTTCACACGATTACTCACGATTATTTTAGAAAGGGTGGGGAGATGGAAGAGAGAAAAAATATAAAAGAAAAAGCTCTCAAGTTTAAACGAGAGCCTGATTATGAAGATGTTATAGAAATGTTTGAATTACTGACACCAGAGGATATGAAGCGTTTATATTTCATCATTATTGGGTTGCTGGCTAATCGAGGTTATGAATTCATCAATCGTTGAACGATTTTCTGCTGGAAGCTCCATGTATCGCTTAATCAAAGAAATGGAAAAATCTGAAAGGCTGTATTGTTTTTGAATATCGGCTAAAAATTCATCTTTAGTCTGATTAAACATCTCGCCTTGTCCAGTGCGTAGCCAGTCTTCGTTGACGTTGTAAGTATAGCAAATGAGTTTTAGCATTTGGTCGGTTAGGTTGTTTTTACCTGTTTCAATTTGAGAGATAGCCATTCTGCCAACTCCTAAAGATTCGCCAAATTTTTCGCCAGACAATCCTAATGTTTCACGTAGTAATTTTACTCTTTCATTCATGATGTTACCTCCTTTTAAACTCATTATAAGAAAAAAGAGGAGAACAATCAACAAAAAGTAAATTAAAATTACAAAAAACTTGACATAGTAATTTGTGTTTAATATAATGTAAATAGAAATTACAAGAAAGGAGGACAAACATGCTAGAAAAAATAATAGCTTTAGCGATTTCAATTTCAACAATTGTTCATCTGTACTACCAAATCAGAATTAAAAAGTTAGAAATCGAAAAGCTAAAGCTAGAAATTAAAGCACTAAAGAGAGAGTAAATCTCTCTTTGGTGGATATATTCTAACATGTTTTAAAAAAGAATGAAATACATTTTATTCATAATGGCATTAGCCATTTTAATTCTTTTCATTTATGACTTGAAGTTGTCTAAAGACATTCAAAAATTAAAAGAACAAAAGGAGGAATTGCTATGAAAGAACAATACACCAAAAAAGAAGAAAAACAAGCAAAAGAGTTAGCGGAACAATTGGAAAAATTAGGAGAAAAAGACTTAGAAAAAGTGAGTTGGGTTATTCATGGAATTGAATTATCCAAGGAGCGAGCCGGCATATAGAAAGGGTGGGGAGGATGGAAGAAAGAGGAAAGCGAGAATGGGAAAAAATAACACTTCGCATACCTAGTGAGTTACACGAAGCGTTAAAAGATATTGGTGATTGCACGGGTTTAACAATCAATTCTCTTATGATTTTGGCGGTTCTGAAACGTCTGAATGTTCTTTAACGTATTCTTGGATAGCTACAATTATTTCCGCAGTTACAGAACGATAATTTTCTTTAGCGATTTTTTCAATTTGTTCATAAACGTCAACCGGCAATCTAAAAGTAAAGCGTTTAATTTCTGTTGTCATTGGGCACCTCCTAGTGACACCATTATAACACCGAATATTTTAAAAAGAAACTTGACACCACAAATACACCACATTATAATGAGTTAGAAAGGTGGTGCATAAGTGGTGTCTAGACAGATTAGATTTACTCTAAGAATTTCTAATGAGTTGAATAAAAAAATAGAACAGATATCGGAAGAGAAACAATTAAGTAAAAATAGAGTTGTTATTGAAGCGTGTAAACGATTAGTCGATGAGTGGAATAAGTCGCATGGGAAAAACGAATAGAAAGGACGGAGAGAATGAAAAAGTTAATAAAAACACTCGCTTTACTTCTAGTGGCAAAAAGATGGCTAGATTATGTAAAACGAGTGAGTAATAAAAAAATTGATAAAGGTACTCTTTCGGCTAAAAAGATTTTGATAAAAAATCTTAATTAAAAATAGTCATTAAAATCTTTTTTAGTTTCATCGAGTAGAGAAACATAGTAACCGTTTGCTTGCTTTTCTAGAGCATAGTTAGTATCTATGTTTTCAAACCCTTTATTTGTTTCTGTGTATACGAAAATAACGCCATTATCTAGAGTTACACGAACAACTTTATTGTTTGACGCGTCAAAGCGTTCTTCTTTGGATTGAATTGCAGCGCCTTGAGCGTCGTATTTTAAAGTATCGAAAGTATTCATCGTTTCACCTCCTTTATGGAGAGTATATCAGAGAAAGGACGGAAAGAATGAAAAACATAATGAAAACACTCGCCCTAGTCGCTATTGGGGTAGCGGTAGGACGAGTGAGCAAATCCGTTCATCATTATCAAACTAAATATACAGAAAATGATGAACGTATCGTTGAATCATGGATACAAATAGATCTTTTGGGAAAGAGTTATTGTATCTCTAAAAAATATCTTTACATTTAGAGTTTTTTCCATTTATTCCCTGGCTTTTGAGTAGGAGGCAAGCGGTCGCCTGGATCAATGGTAACTATCCGTGGCTTGTAAACTTTACCTCCTTGAGGACCAACTTCCTTGTATTTACCTTTAGGCTTGTTGTCTTCGCCGGGTTTAAATAGTTGTTTCGCCATATTTTCACCTCGCTTTTTAATTAAAGGCATATCGCTCAGTTGGTAGTTGGTCGATATGCAAGCATAGTATAACACACTACTTAGTTATACACAACCATTTATGGTATTATGGATAACTTTGTCAACAACATATAGGGGGTATTCAATTGAAACAAATTATACGATTAATTAATAACTCTAAAAAAACAAGATATCAAATATCAAAAGAAACGAACATTCCACAATCTACACTAAGCAGAATCGTACATGGAAAACAAAAAAATATTGAGTTGGCAACCGCTGAAATGTTACTAAAAGCGCTGGGGTATGAAATCGTTTTTAGAAAGGTGGATAAAAATGTGGAGAATGGTAAACGCAAAATTGAATCACTTCTTTGAAGCGGATCTTACGATCGAACAAACTAAAGAACTGATGTTATTTTCGTTATTTTTTGGAATTTTTGGAGTGTTACTTGCGTTTAACGTGCCACTTGGATGGTGGCTTTAAGTGAACAGGGGGTGGATAAAATGTTTAGCAAAGAATTTGAAACATCACTATGCAACCAATTGGTTGACGGCATGAAAGAATATCTTGATGAGTTGACAAAGCGTTCTGCAGACAAAAATCGCCGATATTTCAATTCAAAAGACGCTGCAGAATATCTTGGCGTAAGTCGTGGAACGTTGCGTGCATGGGTGAATACGGAATCGTTGCCAATGATTAATGTGACGGGAAGTAACCTTTTTGATAAAAAAGACTTGGATGAATTTATGGCTAGAAGAAAAATTAAAGGGGAGGATTAAGTGAAAAAACAAACGGTAGAATGCTTAATCAAAAATTCTAATGCATATCCATGCATTAAAGAAAGGAGAGCAAGTTCATGGAAGAGAGTTTTTACATGGCTGGTATGGAGTATCCAACGGTTATTAATATCACAAAGGATCCGAAATTTGAAAAGATGATCGATAAATACGAACGGCTGTTAGAAAATGATGAATTGACCCCGCAACATAAAGAAGAAGTGGACATGGTACTTATGGCGTTCGATTACTGTGAACGCATTTATTACGACTTAGAAATTGAAAAAGAGCGAAGCAGAGAGTTAGAAGACCAAATTTACAACTACAAAAAAAGATATGGCTACTGAAAGGAGTAAAGAAATGAAAAAAGATTACATTCAAGAAGTGAATGCAAATATAGATATGTACATTCGTTATAAAAGAACCGAGTATTTAGAAACTGCTAAGCGAATTATTGCTGAAATGAAAGAAAATAAAAAGGCTCTTGCTGGACACAAGAGCGCATAAAAAAACATTCAAACTAAGTATAACAAAAATAGGGGGAAATTAACATGACAAATCAAGCAAAATCTCAAATTGTAACATATGAAGCAAATGGACACGAGGTGAAACTTTCGCCAACAATTGTCGACCAATTTATCACTAAAGGAAATGGAAAAGTTACTATGAATGAAGCGTTCAACTTTATGAATTTGTGCCGATATTCACAGTTGAATCCATTTTTAAATGAAGCATATATTGTGAAATTCGGCGATAAACCCGCGCAAATGATTGTTGGGAAAGAGGCATTTATGAAAAGAGCAAATCGACAGTCGCAATTCAACGGATACAAAGCCGGAATTACTGTGCTGAATTCGCAAGGAGATGTTGTGAAAAAAGAAGGACAAGCGGTTTATCCAAATGAAAAGTTGTTGGCGGGTTGGGCGGCAGTTTATAGAAAAGATATTGACTATCCTATTTTTGTTGAAACGAGCTTGACAGAGTATTCCAAAGGACAAGCGACATGGAAAGATATGCCCGCGAACATGATTCGAAAAGTTGCGTTGGTCAATGCACTACGTGAAGCGTTCCCAGAAGAGCTCGGGACGTTATATACAGAAGATGAGCCACGCTATGACGAATCGCAAGAAAGAGAAAAGGTTCAAGCAACGGGTTCGAAAGCTAAAAAGTTACTTCAAGGGTTTAAGTCGCCTGATGATGAAGAAACAGAAAAAGAAGATGAGATTGAAGAAGCAAGCGAGGTGATGGAAAATGCAAACTTGTTTGAAGGCGAAGACGAGTCAATCATTCCCGCTGAACTTAAATAATGATAACGATTATTACAGTGCAGAAGCTAACTGGCAGTATATGTCAGTTAGCCAATATAAAAAATTTGTAGAATGTGAAGCGGCGGCGTTAGCAGAGTTGAAAGAAGAGTGGAAACCTGAAAGTGATCCTATCGCATTATTAGTCGGAAATTATGTGCATAGCTATTTTGAAAGTCCAGAAGTCCATGAACGATTTAAAGAAAAAAACAGATCGTTGATTTATGCAGATGCTACTGTAGCACAATATAAAAAAGCATTAGATAGTTTAGGACTGGATTATAAAAAGACTGCAAAGAAAGAAGAATTAGTTGATATTTATGAGTCTATAGAGGGCGACAAACCCTTCTTACACGGAAAAATTTATCGCGATTTTTCAATCGCTGAACAAATGATCAATCGGGTGGAAGATGAGCCTCTTTTCCATCATCTATGGAAAGGTGAGAGGGAAGTACCCGTCACTGGAAAATTATTTGGAATTGATTGGAAAGGTAAAATTGACTTACTCAATATAAAAGATGGATATTTCATTGATCTAAAAACAAATGCTAAATTTGATAAAAGGTATTGGTCAAAAGATTATGGTAGATATGTGAGTTTTGTTGAATCATTTGGTTATGTGTTGCAGCTGGCAGTGTATGAAAAGCTGCTAGAAAAACGCTACGGAAAACCGTTTGAAGGATTTATCTTTGCGGTTAGCAAGGAAACGCCTAGTAACGTAGAGGCAATTTATGTTGATGAACATAAAAAGGACTTTGAATTAAGTATGTTAGAAGAAAGAATTGATCACATTGATAAAGTAAAAATGGGTCAAAAAAAACCTAAAAAATGCGGAAAATGTGAGTACTGTAGAGGGCATAAAACGATCACAGATTTTATAGAATCATCAGCATTGATTGAATAGGAGAGTGAGAAATGAATAGTGTACATATAATTGGCAGAATTGGTCACGATTTAGAGCTAAGACAGACACAAAATGGAAAAAATGTACTAAATTTTAATTTGGCCATTAGCGAAAACTCGAACGAACCAACTACTTGGATTCGAGTAACCGCTTGGAACACAGTGGCAGAAAATACTACTCAATATTGTAAAAAAGGTAGCAAAGTTGGGGTTAGTGGAAAATTAACAAATAATAATTACACAGACAAAAATGGAAATGAAGTGGCTCGAACAGAAGTTGTTGCAAATTGGATTGATTTTTTAGATCCAGCTAACAATCAACAAGCCACGTTGAATAATACGCAAGAACAAGTTAATAAATTTTCAAATAATTCATTTAAACAACAAAATGAACAAGTTATTGTAGATGATGAACTTCCTTTTTAAAAATGTAAAAAACATTTAGAGAGGAGGAGAATTATGTCGGAATATTTTAGTCATGATAGTAATGCGCGAAATGATGAAAAATGCTTGAATCTAAGAATGAAACACGGCGCTGCTGGCTATGGTATTTACTGGATGCTTATAGAAAGACTCCGCGACCAAGAAGATTATACGAGTGTCAAAGATTACAATGCGTTAGCCTTTGACCTTCGTGCAGATGCAGGAGTTGTAAAATCGGTCGTTGAAGATTTTGGGTTATTTGCCTTCACCGAAAATGAAAAAGGTGAGTGTTTCTACTCCGAAAGTTTAAACCGAAGAATGAGTATGATGGAGGATATCAGTTCTAAGCGTGCGGCCGCTGGGAAAAAAGGTGCACAAAAGCGCTGGAACAAAAAGGATAAAGATGGCAAAAAGATAACAAAAGATAGCAAAGCTATGGCAAATGCTACAAAAGATGATAGCAAAGCTACTACTATCGCAATGGCAAAAAATGGCAATAAAAAGAAAATAAAAGAAAATAAAATAAATAAAAATAAAATAAAAGACAACAAAGACCATGCGGATGTCAAAAATGATCAGCGACCTAGGGAAAAGTGTGCCCAAAATGAGAATGGTTTTCAAAAGATTTCAAGAATTTACCAAGAAAATATTGGTGTCCTTACTCCACTAATTGCTCAAGATTTGCAACAGTGGGTTATTGACCTCAATACGGAAGTGGTAGTGTATGCTCTTCAACTGACCATCAAAAAAGGTGCAAGTTATTCTTATGCAAAAGCTATCATGAAAAATTGGATAGACAAAAACATTCAAACGCTAGAACAAGCGAAAGCAGAATCTTTAGCTTTCAAGAAAAAAACAATGCACGGTAGACGAGTGGAGTCTATACCAGACTGGATGAAAAATGAAAAGCAGAACAAAAGTGAGTATAAAAACATAGAACAACCAATACCGAATGAAGAGGTATTGAAAAGACTGGAGCGAGTCAGAACTTAAGCGAATTCTAATTTTGGGAGATTAATAGTTTTATGCATAAAATCAAAAAAATTATCATTCCTGGAGAATTTCCTGGAATGAATCAAATTATTCATGCAAATCGAACGAATCGATATGCAGCAAATCATTTAAAACAAAAAACAGATCATCATGTAAAAATGTATGCATTAAAAGCGATGAGAGAGGGAATTGTTTTAGATAAGCTGCCTGTCAATTTCACATTTATTTGGTACGTCAAAAATCGTCGCAAGGACAAAGACAACATTTCGAGTGCCGTTAAATTCATCTTTGATGGATTAGTTAAAGCGGGGTTACTAGAAAATGACGGGTGGGAACAGGTTGGAAATATCTCTCATAAGTTTGATGTGGACAAGAAAAATCCACGAATAGAAATTTATATGAGTGAACAAAACATCGAACGAAAACAGAAAGAACAGGAGATGAATAAAATGGAGCTTGCACAAGTGTATATGCCCACAACTAAAAAATATGAGCGTTACGAACTGCCAGACGGAGCGGCCTTTTATTCTAGAGACATGGACAAAGTTTGTTCCTGTGCATGGTGTGGGAAGAAATTGAAGTTTGGTGATACGTATACTAGTCGTCGTATCCATACCGAACAAGGGTTTGGATACGGAGTATGTGAAAAATGTTATTACGCACGTGACTTTAAACCGTATTAAAAATAAGGAGTGTACCCATGTTAAAAGAGGTTGAAGAGGTGCTAGACAAGAAAACAAAAAACATTGATGAAAGATTTTGGGCATTCGCAGTGCCTGTAGACGAGTAATTAATTTTAGGAGGAGTCACGTGAAAGAAGCAACAAAGCGATTTATCGAGCAATTACTGAAAGATTATCCTTTGCTGGATACTGAGATTAAAAAGCGAAGAGCGGAACTCCTCTATCCCACAAAAAAAGAAGACGAAAATATTGGAGGCGGGAGAAGCAATTTACCGAACAATCCGATTGAAAAAATTGTATTAACGCTAGACCAAGATATGCGACTGAACGCTTTAGAAAGACAGCGGAAGATTATAGAAAACGTTTTGTCTAAATTATCTGCTGTTGAATATCAAGTGATTGAAGCGAGATATTTTAAAAAGTTTGGTGACTCATGGGAGAAAATATCAATGGCTACAAATTATTCACGTAGAAATTGTTTTTATGTAAGAGACAAAGTACTAAAAGAAATTGCAGAAAAGTTGGGACTATATTAATGATTGCACTTTCTTTGCACTTTTAGCTACTTTTTGTGTGGTAAATTGGTAGTGTGGGAATTTAGATAAAAGTTATTTTAAAAAACAAAACTTGCAGACTGACTGGACAGACCGAACTAATAGATGAACCGTGAACGTTCTGCTTGCAATTCTCACGTATGCAGTCGTTATTAATTGCTATATGTTGTGTTCAAAGCGTACGTGTAGACTCTCGATGAGATTGAATAAATTGTGGCCATTTGTTCTCTAGGTGCAACTCCTGGACGAGAGCTTGGCCTTTATGATGTGCAAGGCCAAACGAGTGTTATTAGTTATAGCCTCATCTCCTTTCTTTGTTTACCCATCCAGTCAATTGCTGGGTGGGTTTTATTGTGGAATAAAAAAGAAGCCTGAAAACTCAGACTCCTAGTTTGTTTTTTAGTGCTTCTGTAAGAGTGGCGGAGAAATTTATATTTTCTTTTTCTGCCCAAATATTTAAATAGTTGGGAATAGACAATGTTTTTTTAATTAACGTATTATTAAATCTTTCTCTAGCTAACTGAACGTTTGCTTCGATGGGAATTAATAGGTCTCCTTGTGGGACATCAATATCTTGAGGAGTGGAAGCGACAGGAAACGATTCTCCTTCGTCCTCCATATCAACAAGTAAGCCTTCTAGTAAGTCTTTTGCCATATATAAGGCTTCGTGCATATCTTCACCACAGGTAAACGCTCCGTCAATATCGGGAAAAGAAACATTGATACCATCAACATCAAAATTAAAAATTGCATAGTAAAGTGACATGTGTATTCCTCCTAATTTTTATTTAAAAGAAGTTAAGCAAAAGCTTGCGGGTTATTTTTTCAAACCCGCTTGCTCCAAGATACTGTTTACTGTTTTCATTGGAATATCTTTCCGCGGATGTGGGATAGTCACTTTTCCTTTCTTTGTGGGGTGAATAAAGTGGTGGTGACTTCCTTTTGTATTCTTTTTGTACCAGCCGTCTTTTTGAATTAGCTTTATTAAATCTCTAGATTTCATTGCTTAACTCCTTTCTTTCTATACGTATTATAACACGTATCAAAGTTTGACGCAAGCCTTTTTTAAAAAAAATATAAATTAAAAATGAGATGATGATATATGAGTAAATTAACCGCAAGACAAAAAAGATTCGCTGATGAGTATATCATCACGGGAAATATTACTCAGGCGGCGATTAACGCTGGATACAGTAAAAAATATGCAGACCGGCAAGGATACCGATTGTTGGGAATTGTTGGGATGCAAGACTATATTGAAGAGCGCAACAAGCTGCTAGACGCTGAAAAGATAGCCGATATGCAAGAAGTGAAAGAGTTCTGGACAAATGTAGTCAGAGATGATGAAAACACGTTAAACGAAAGAATTAAAGCGTCTGAACTTATTGCGAAAACTTATGGGGCATTTCTGGACCAAGTGGAACAAACAGGTGACGTTGATATTCGAATTGAGTGGGCAGACAATGACTAAAATTCGGTTGGCTCCTTCTTATAAATCTGCACTAAAAACAAAGCAGAGATATCGGATTATTTATGGAGGTGCTGGTTCAGGGAAGTCTCACTTCTTGGCACAAGAAACATTAATTAATATGCTGCAAGATAACAGATATTCATACTTAGTCGTTCGTAAGACGGGAAAAAGTATTCGAATATCTGTTTTTAGATTATTAGTGGAAATGATAGCAGAGTACAATTTGACTCATTTATTTAGAATTAACCGTACGGAGATGAGTATGACTTGTGTAAATGGTTCATCTTTAATCACTAGCGGCTTAGACGATGTGGAAAAGTTAAAGTCTGTTGCAAATATTAATCGCATTTGGGTAGAAGAAGCGTCGGAAATAACGGAGTCCGATTTCAGTCAGTTAGATTTACGTATGCGAGGAACAAGCGCACTGGGTTATCAAATGACCCTCACGTTTAATCCAATTAGTGAGCTTCACTGGTTAAAAAAGCGTTTTTTTGATATTGGGGATAAGCAAGCGTTTGTCTTAAAGACGACATATAAAGATAATCCGTTTTTAGATGATAAATATATTCAAACGTTGCAGACAATGAAAACGACAGATCCGCAGTATTTTAAAATATACGCCTTGGGTGAATGGGGTAGTGTGGGTAATTTAGTTTATACAAATTGGAAGAAAGAAGATCTATCAGATATTAAAAACACATTCGACAACCATTTCAATGGACTGGATTTTGGATTTGCAGAAGATCCGACAGCTTTTATTAGAGTTCATTTAGACAATAAACATAAACGAATTTATATTGTTGATGAAATGTATCTTGTGCAAGAACACATCGATGCACTGGCACGCAAGCTAGCAATGAAAATTAACAATGAAATGATCACGTGCGACAGCTCAGAACCTCGAAGCATTGCAGATTTAAAAAGGCATGGCATACGGGCACTGGCGGCAAAAAAAGGACCAGGAAGTATTGAGCATGGTATCAAATGGATTCAAGGTTATCAGCTTGTCGTGGACGAGCATTGCATCAATACAATTAAGGAATTGACCAGCTACAGCTGGAGAGAAGATAAAGACGGGAACGCAATACCTAAGCCAGTAGATGCAAACAACCACTTATTAGATGCGCTAAGGTACGCACTTGAAAACGAAATGATTCAAAACAAAACTCAAGTTAAATTCTTTAAAGGAGGGATATAGTTGTATTTTACCTATCCAAAAGACACAGAGATTACTGCGTCAGTAGTAGAAGATTTTATCAAACAGCACGAAGAGAAAATTAAGCGATACGATGAACTTTATAATTTGTATGTCGGAAATGCTCCGATATTAAATCAAGAAGAAAAAGAAAACTATAAGCCAGATAACCGATTGATTGTTAACTTTCCAAGATACCAAGTGGATAACTTCAATGGTTTCTTTGTAGGAGTGCCCCCTAAAATTAGTTATAATAATCCGGATAAATCGGATGATCAAAATAAAACGATTGATGACATTATTAACGATTTTGAACGACGTAGTGAGATGCCTGATTTAATTTCAGAAATGAGTAAGCAGTCTTCTATCTACGGGCACGCTTTTGCTTATTTGTATCAAGATGAAGATGCGCAGTCTCGAGCGGTACGAATCCGTCCACAAAATGCCTTTGTAGTCTATGAGCAAACAGTTGCGCAAGAGCCTCTTTTTGCAGTGTATTACATAAAGAACGAAGATAACGAAATTGAAGGACAATTACATACAACGACGCATTCTTATGAAATCAGAAACGGGGAAGACGGAATTGTTCTAACAGATGAACGTCCTCATTTTTATGAAGATGTGCCGATTGTAGAATTCGTGGAGAATGACGAGCGATTAAGTTTAGTGGGCGTGACGGAGTCTTTAACAAATGCTTACAACAAAGCGATTTCTGAAAAAGCAAACGATGTGGATTATTTTGCAGATGCCTATCTCTCTGTTTTAGGCGTGGAGTTAGATGAAGAAGGAACCCATAAAATTAGAGACAATCGTATTATTAATATGTTTAATCAAGGTGGAGTTACTGGAGCAAAAGACATCGTAGTAGAATTTTTAGATAAGCCAGACGGAGATCAGACACAAGAAAATCTACTCGACCGATTGGAACGTCTGATTTATGAAACAAGTATGATTGCTAATATTTCGGATATTAACTTTGGTGGAACAAATATGAGTGGAGTTGCTCTTGAATTTAAATTGCAACCTATGCGTAATCTAGCTGCAGTTAAAGAGCGTAAGTTTATTAAGGCTCTCAATCGAATTTTTAAGATGTTTTTTGCGCTGCCAACAAATGTTCCACCTGTTGACCGCAACGAATGGCTGGATATTCAATATACATTTACTAGAAATTTACCTCGAAACATTCGTGAGGAAGTAGAAATTGCACGAGGTCTTGACGGTGTGGTTTCTAAAGAAACGCAACTACAAGCATTATCCATTGTGGACAATGCGAAAGATGAAATGGGACGAATGGAAACAGAAGATGTGGGACCTGCTTTATACGACTTTGAAAAGAGTGAGTAATCATGACTGGTTATTGGGAACAACGGAATAAAGAAAAACAGTATATGGAATCGTTGTTTAAAAGAGACGCAGAATATAACCGTACTCTCCAAGAAATCTATCTACGAGCGCAATCTGAGATTGAAAAAGAAATTCAAGCGGAGCTTGCACGATATGCTGGAAGAGAACAATTGTCTATTGTGGATGCACGAGAAAAGATTTCTAAAATGGACGTGGAAGCGTTTCAAACAAAAGCAAAAAAATATGTAAAAGAGAAGGACTTTTCTCCACGGGCAAACGACGAATTACGAGCCTACAACGTAAAAATGCGAATGAATCGATTGCGACTTCTTTATGAAAATATACGGTTAGAACTGATTGCTTTAGCGGATGAAGAAGAGAGAAAATTAAAAGAAAGACTGGATCAAGAAGCGTACGAAGAAATTATACGTCAGGCAGGGATATTAGGACAAAGTATTCCCGATTTAAACCTCTTAATACGTAAAACAAAAGCAATTGCTCAGGCGGATTTTAAAGGGGCTCACTACTCTGACCGAGTATGGAAAAGCATGTTTGATATGCAACGAGATTTAGAAAAGGTGATTGAGCAAGTTTTAATTCAAGGACGACATCCGAATGAAGCGTCACGTATCCTTAAAAAACACGTGCGGGAAGCTTTTGAGAATAAACGGTATGCTTCAGAGCGAATATCTATCACCGAATCTGCCAGAGTACAGAGCAGTTCACAAAAACTAGCGTTTGAAGAGTTTGGAGTACAGAAGTATGAATTTATTGCTGAAACAGATAGTAAAACCTGTTCCATCTGTGGAGGACTCGACGGGAAAACGTTTGAAGTGAAAGACATGGCACCCGGTGAAAATGCAGCACCTATGCATCCCAATTGTCGGTGTTCGGTGGCAGCGAAATCGAGTCGAAAAGAATTAAATGATCGAGCAGAAGCGATGGATATGGAACCAGGAATAACTACTGATATGTTGTCAATTGAAAAAACATTAGATGCTTATTTAGGTGGGCTTGAATATCGATTGAAAAGTGTTGGTTCTCTGAAAAGAAAAGTTAATGACCGCCCTTATGATAAAATGCGAGATGTGGTACGTTATACTTTTGTTGGGACACCAGATAATTTAGTGACTGAATACTTTAAAGCAATTGATAAGCTTGAGAATAAAGGGTATACTATAAGTAAAGTAAAGAACACGTGGATTGATCCTAAGAGCCCGTATAAAGGTATTAACACAAATGTATACTCACCAGAAGGCTATGAGTTTGAGATTCAATATCACACGAAAGAAAGCTTTGATTTAAAAAATGGTGAGTTGCATGAGTTGTATGAGAAGCAGAGAAAAATTAAAGATAAAAACTCACCAAAATATTTAGAAATTGATGATCAAATGTTTAAATTGTCTAAAAGGTTATTAGTACCCAATAACATTAGGAGTGTGGAATGATGGTTCAATATTTTGAGTTGTTAGATAACGAGAATAAAGGAACAATTGTTAAATCATATGGCCAAAAAAAATATATGTTGATAGATGGAGAATGGGTGCGAACAGGAATACTAACAGATTACCTTATGGCAGATATTTATGACGAAAGTCCGAAAAGTCCAAATGATTACATAGAAATTTCAGAAGAAGAAGCACTTAAAAAACTTGGAATAAATAACTAGCACTTAACTATAAAGTTAGGTGCTAGTTTTATGTACAGAAAGGAGTGAGCCTGTAGCTCTATGTGGAAAACGTATACCGAAGCATAGAAAGAGGTGATCGCCGTGTTCGGAAGAAAAGCGGCTTATCTGTAAGGAGGGAAAATAATGTATCAATTATGGAAGTTGAAGTGCTGGTTCATTCAGAAATTTTTATGTGTCCATGAATGGAAGTGGCGAGAATACGGGATTGAGTGCAGGTCATTTGCAACTTGTAAGAAGTGCGGGAAATTTACAGAAAAAACATAAGCTACTACTCCACGAGTAGTGGCTATTTTTATTGTCCGAAATGACGAAAAACTTCTCGACATACGGTCGTTAAATGGCATAGACATACGGTCTCAAAACGGAGGTAACGATATGGCAGAAGAAACAAAAACTGTTCAGGAAGTAGAAACTGAGACAGTCGACACTCAAGAATCTACTCGAGAAACAGAAGAAAAATTATTAACACAGGACGAAGTTAATCGATTGATTGCACAAAATAAGTCGAAAGCGAAAGAAGAAGCTCGTAAAGAACTTGAAAAAGAAATGCGAGAGCAACTAGAAGCTGAAGTAGAAGAAGCTAAACGTTTAGCCAAATTAAACGACGATGAGCGACGTGAAGAGGAATTCAAGAAGCTACAACAAGAACTAGAAGAATTAAAACGTAAAGACGCATACAATGGTCTAGCTCGAGAAGCTTCAAAAATGCTTTCTGAACATTCTATTCAATCCACGGATGGTATTCTTCGATTTGTGGTAAAAGACACTGCAGAAGAGACACAAGACGCAGTCAACGAGTTTGTAAAGTTGGTGAACGCTAAAGTAGAAGAAGGAGTAAAGGAAGCGCTCAGTGGAAAGACTCCGAAAGTCTACTCTGGCAATCCACCTATTACAAAAGAAAAGATTATGGAGATTCAGGACACAAGCGAACGACTGAAAGCAATTCAGGAGAACGCACATTTATTTAAATAAAAGGAGAATTTAATTATGCCAGAACAAAACTTATCAACTAATTTAGGAACTGCACTATCTATTGATTTTGTAGGTCGTTTTAATCAGCAATTTAAATCTTTAAAAGATTTATTAGGAATTGAACGTTTACAGCCAATGCACGCAGGAACATTGTTAAAAACTTACACGAAAGCAGACGTTGAGCTTGCTGATGGAACTGTGGAGCCAGGTGCAGTGATTCCACTTTCTAAAGTTTCATTAGTAGAAGCAGATTCACACGAATTGACATGGGATAAACGTCGTAAGGCAGTCACCATGGAAGATATTCAGAAGTTTGGATTTGAAAATGCGATTGTTCGTTCAGACAATGCTTTTATCCGTGAAATTCAAAAAGCTGTTCGAACCAAGCTATTACAACAGTTGGCAACAGGTAAAGGTGAAGCTAAAGGTGAAAACTTACAACAAGTCATGGCTCAGAACTGGGCAACTGTGAATGCAACCTTTGATGAAGATGAAGTGCAAGTTATTTCATTTATGAACCCATTTGATGCGGCAGAATATTTAGGAAATGCACAAATTACCACTCAAAATACATTCGGAATGACGTATGTACAAGATTTTTTAAACAACCGTGTAGTTTTCATGCATGGTGATATTCCACAAGGAACGATTTACTCAACAGCAGACCAAAACTTAGTAGCTGCTTTTGCAGTGATGAACGGTGGAGAAATTGACAAAGCGTTTGATTTCACCACAGATGATACTGGAATTATTGGGGTCACTCATGACATCAACAAACAACGTCTACAAGCAGAAACAGTCACTGCTTATGGCTTAGTATTGTTCGCAGAAGTGATTGACGGAGTAGTGGTTGGTAAAATCGAAGCGACTCCTGGAGTTTAAGGAGTGGTCTAAATGCTTTATAGAGTGCTAAAGCCTTTCAAAGATATGAAAGATGAAGAGCGTGAGTATCAGTTCAATGACTGGTACCCACGCTTTAACTTAAAAGTCGAACAAAAGCGATTAGATGAACTAGTAAAATCAGGATTCATTCAAGAAGCTTCAACCGAAGAAAAAGAAATTTTTCCAAAACATACGGGCGGCGGTTGGTATGAGTTATCAAACGGAGAACGTGTTCAGGGAAAGGGAGAGGCTCAGAAAAAACAAAAATCACTAGATAAGTAGGTGATTGAGTGTTAGAAGAAGTCAAATTACTTTTGGAAATTAAAGATGACACACGAGATGAATTATTGAATCTATTAATTAAGAACGCAAAAACACAAATCTTGGGAAGATTAGAAGAATTAAAAGAACCACCAACGGAAGTACCAAAAAGCCTTTCTTACATCGTTTTAGAGCTAGTAGTGATGCGTTATAACCGAATCGGAGCAGAAGGCATTTCTTCGCAAAGCGTAGAAGGATATTCAGCGCAGTATTTAGCTAACGACTTCGCACCGTATGAAAGCGTGATTACTGCTTATCTAAATAAATATCGTGAACCTAAAACTGGGGTGGTGAGATTCTTATGAGAGCAGATCAGAAGATAGAAATGGTTAAAGAATCGAAGCCGCAATTTAATCCGAATACTGGTAATTATGATGAGTCTTCAGAGACAGTTTTCGAGGTTTGGGCGAGCGTTAGTGATACGAGTGAAGAGCAAATGCAATTTTTATACGGTAATTTGAAGCGTGGTTCTTATATCATTCGAGTACACGATAGAATCGGGTATGAATTCGATTTTATTCGTATGAATGATAGAAAGTATCAAGTAGACAATAAACGTGAATTGCGACGTTTTACAACATTTTATGTGAGTGAGAAACAATGAGTGTAAAGATAACGGGATTGGACGTAATTAGTAGATATTTAAAGGAACAAGCGACTGATAGTGATATAAAACGAGTCATTTTACAAAACACGAGCGAGATGCAAAACAAAGCGCAAAGAAAGGCAGCAGTCGATACGGGGAACATGAGACGTATGATTGAAATGGATATTCGTGACAATGGATTTACTGGAATTGTAAAAGCGTCGGCAGGATACTCCGGATACGTTGAATGGGGTACTCGATTTATGACCGCTCAACCTTTTATGCGACCTTCTTTTAATTCACAAATTATTCAGTTAGAAAAAGATATGAAAAGATTGATGAAATAGAGGTGATTTCAATTTCACCACAGCAAAAAATATGGATAGCCATTCGTATGGCATCAGTTGAATTGGGATACGACACGTATGATTATTTACCTGATGAACGAGTGGACTATCCTTTTGTTTTTATCGGAGAACAATTTAAGCAAGACGAACGCATTCATAAAGACTCGCTAAATGGTCGTACGCAGATTACCGTTCATGTTTGGCATAACGACTATAAAAAACGTGGGTATTTATCAAATATGATGACGGAGTTAGAGCATGCCGTACGAAACAAATTTGGAATGCGACTTTTGCAATCTGACACACGGATTATTGTGGATAGTTCCACAGGCAGCGATTTATTACATGGGATTATCGATTTTAATATTAAATATTAGGAGTGAAAAATATATGGAAACAGTAAAAGGGATTGACCGCATCTTACTCTTTCGTCTTCTTTCTCAAAATGGAGAAAAAGACGCAAGCAAATTAGCATATCAAACAGAACACGAGATATCTAGTTCAGTAGATGTGGATTCATATGCAACAAAAGACGGGCGTGTTCAGTCGGCAGGGCAAGCAGAAATCACAATTAGTGCCACAAGTGTCTTAGCTAAAAATGATAAGTTAGTCGATGACTTATGGGACGCTCACTTAAAAAACGAGATTGTGGAAATTTGGGATATTGATCGCTCCGCAGAAGCGACAAGTGGTAAGTTTAAGGCAACCTATTATCAAGGATACATTACAGACTACAGTCAAAATCCTAATGCAGAAGATGATATTGAACTTTCATTAGAATTTGTGATTAACGGAACTGGAGCACGAGGAGAAGCTACACTCTCAGAAGAACAAGCAAAAGTGGTGCAGTACGTATTTGAAGACACAACCGCAAAACAAGAATAAGGAAGGGGTAACCCTTCCCTTTTTTTATAAGGAGGTATTTTATGGAATTTGAAATTAATGGAAAGTTAAGAGAGCTAAAGTTTGGCATTGGTTTTGTTCGCAAGTTGAATGAAATTTATTCTGTTGAAAGAGACGGAGTAGCAGTAGATTTCGGAATTGGTATGGCAGCAATTGGTCTTTCTCAGTATAATCCAGCAACACTCTCCGATGTTATTCGTTGTTCAGCTCAAGGAAATCCGTCACAAAAACAAGTGGATGATGCTATCGAAAAGTATGCAGAGAAACACGGTGAAATTAATGAACTATTCAATGAAGTTAATGAGGCCATGGGAAAGTCTTCTATAGTAAAAGGAACACTCGAAGCCTTTCGAAACATGAACTAAAAAAGAAGATTACCTATGAAGATATTGCGATCAATGCTTTTCGTCATTTGGGTGTTAAATCTTTAAAAGAATTAGATGACATGACGTTTGAAGAATACGAAATTCGAATGAAGTCAAAGCAGTTACAGAGATTAGACGAAATGCATGATATCCATTTACAAGCTTTCTTGAATCATGCAGTGACTGACACACGAAACCGTGGGAATAAACAAGTTCCTAGATATCAAAAATTTGAAGATTTCTTTAACTATGAAAAGCATGAGAAAGAATTGTTAGAAATTACTAAGAAACAAGATAAGAAATTGATGAAAATGTTGAGAATAGCGAACGAGAAAGGAGGATAAGATGGCAGGGCAATCATTTACAGTAGAAGCAATTTTTAAAGCTTCAGGTGCGGATCAATTTTCTAAGAGTTTTAAAAAAGCTGAAAAAGATGTTGGTGCATTTTATGATTCACAAGGTAGATTAAGAGAGGCTAACGGTCGATTCATGACTGAAGCAAGAAAAGCAGAGCTTGGATTAAAAAACATAGGAGACAGTGCTCAAAAAAGTTTTTCTGGTGGTTTAAAGAGCTTCATGTCTGGTATCGGTCAGATTGCGGGAGCTATTGGAATTACTAAAGCGGTTTCTGTAGGTTTTGGGATGATTAAAGATTCGATTGGCGGGGCAGTTTCTCGATTTGATACGCTAAATAACGCAAATAAAGTGTTTGAAAATATGGGATTTGGGATTAAAGAAACAGAACGTACAATCGAAAGTATGAAAAAATCGTTAGACGGGTTGCCTACATCAGCGGATGACGCGATCCAAAATATCCAGCGAATTTCGATGGCTAATCAAGATATTGAATCTGCTGGGAAATTATTTGAAGACTTGAACTATGCAATTCTGGCCACGGGCAAGGGCCAAGAAGAAGTCAATAGTACAGTAGAGATGTTTAGCCGTTCATTACAACGAGGCACCATGAATGGTCATGAGTGGGAAAACTTGATGCAAAATATGGGGCCTACAATGAATGAAATGGCTAAAATGATGAACATGTCTACGGAAGAATTAAAACAGGGACTTTCTGATGGCACGATTTCTTTTGAAGAGTTCGGAGATGCTTTACATGAACTTTCAGTTAATGGGAACGGAGATTTTGCAAATCTAGAACAACAAGCACGAGATATGACAGACGGAATCGGTACAGCCTTAGTCAATATGAAAGGGCGAATCGAAGAAGGAATAAGAGTCGGCTTTTTAATTCCTATTGACGAATCTCTGAAGTCAAACGGTCTAAAGACTATGGGAGAAATGATTAACTCATTTAGTAGTGGAGTTCGAAATAGCTTAAGTTCACTAGCAACTCCTGTAGAGAATATTATTGATTTAATTGCAGACTTTGGTCGCTATGTGGGTGAGGTATTCTCTGGAATAGATACTAGCGGTATAGAGAAATTAGGTCAGACGATTATGCCGGCTCTTTCTGCAGGATTCGAAAAGTTTTCAGGAATAGTAGGACCATCTATTGAAATGCTAGTAGAAGCTTTTGCTAAATTATGGGAAAAATCTCAACCTTTAATTTCAGCTATTGCAGATTTTTTGACTCCGGCGTTCGAAATACTAGGTTCCTTATTAGGGGGAATCATCCATGGAATAGTCTTAAGAATTGTTGGATCATTTGAATTAATGGGAATTATCATTGAGTATTTAACCCCCGTTATTCAGTTTCTGGTAGATGTATTTAATTATATTTCGCCAGCACTTTCTAAAATTGCGGAGTGGATAGGAATTGCTATCGGATTTTTCGGTAATTTTGGGAAAGCTGGAACAAGTCTAAAAGAGCTAATGAAATCTGCCTGGGAAAACATTACAAATATTATTCAAAGCTCAAAAGACTTCATTATGGGGGCAATAGAAACGGTTAAAACAAATTTTGCTTCATTAAAAGAATCTGGGAACGTATTAAAAGCTGGATTATCTGCAGCGTGGGACTTTATTTCAACTAAAATCTCCACTGTTAAAGAAACAATTTCAACAGTAATCGGAAAGATTAAAAGCTTTTTTGGTTCATTAGGGTCAAGTGGACAAGGAATGAGTGCTACTTTAAGAGGCGCTTGGAGTTCTTTTGCTAATGCCGTATCTAGTGCAAAAACCCGAGTAGAAGGGATCATTAATAAAATCAAACGATTATTTAGCGGACTAAAAGATATCAATCTATTTAGTGCAGGTAGTGCAATAATGGGTGGATTCTTAGATGGATTAAGGTCTATGTGGGGTTCCGTCAAAAAATTCGTTGGTGGAATTGGAACTTGGATTAAAGATAACAAAGGACCTATTAGCTATGATAAGCGACTGTTAATTCCTGCAGGTAAAGCTATTATGGATGGTTTAGATCAAGGACTGAGTGAAAACTTTAAGAATGTCCAGCAAACGGTTCGTGGAATGGCTGCATCTATTAATAATGGATTTAATCAATCGCAAACCATTGATATTAATGGTAGGTTAGCTCATACAAGCGGACAAATTCAATCCGCTATATCTCATGAGATTGGAAGTTTACCAAAACAGCCCGTCGTTATTAGCATGAATATGGGACGTGCAGAATTTAAAGCATTCGTCGAAGATATAACTGCTCAACAAAATATTCAGTTATCGCTAGAAAGTTATTAAGGAGGGAGAAAATGTATCAATTTGTAGACACGAATGAAGAAAAGAACGGAATATTAGCTCCCTCTGATAACATGAATATTAATGGAGTAGGGCTAAATCAGTATATAGAAGGTTATCAGCAACTTTCTGTAATGGGTAGAGAATTAATTGGATATAACGTAAATGCCACCGAAATTCCTTTGAGGAACGGGGCATTTTTTAATTATCGTCAACTACCCGTTCGGGAATTAGAGGTTACTTATGAACTGAAATCAAACAGTCCTTTAGAAGTTCGAGAGAAGTTTGCACAACTCAATCAAGCACTCAAACCTGAGTTAGATTTGACATTTGATGATGAGCCTGATTGGCATTACTACGGCATGCTAACAGATGCAAGTACTCCGAAAATAAACGGTTTAGTTGCGGTAGGCTCATTTGTGATCACATGCTTTCAGCCATTTGCTTTTAAAAAAGAACAACAGAGCAAGGGAAACATTTCATTGGAATATGCCGATAGAGTACTTCCACAAAAAATCACTTTACATGCCAATACAACAGAAACGATTGAAGTTTCAAACGGTCGAGAAACGTTAAAACTTCGTGGGAGTTATTCTAGTGGTGACTTAGTAGAAATCATTTATGAGGAGCAACAAGTGATCATACAAAAGAACAGAAAAAACATCGCCAGCGATTTGGAGTTACAAAGTTATCCTGAAACATTTTATTTGCGTGATGGAGATCTTATCACGGTAAAAAATGGAACGTTGGTGTTGGTAGTTTGGAGAGATGAGAAACTATGATTTTACTATTTGATAAGCATGAAAAATTAATGCGTAGAGTCTCTCAAAAGGCGGTTCGAAAAGCAGATCACAAACAAACGATAACAGATGAAGGCTACTTGTCCAACCAATTATATGTTGAAATTTTAAATATAGAAGATGATGTATTAAAAGAAGTAGAGTATTTGGCTATTCCAGTAAAAAATGCCGCCTACAAATATTTCTTCTTCTGGTTGAAAGATTATACAACAGAAAAAAATATTACGATTTTACAAGGTGTAGATAGTGGAATTGAAGAGTTAAGAAAAACACCTGTTTATGATGTAAGGCCATGGAATTCAGATTTAAGAACTGCTGCTAGACAACTCGTCCAAGGGACAAATTGGACCATCGGCTATGTTCCTGAGGTTGGTAAAAGAAGTACAAACGCCTACTATACCGATGTCTTTACTGCTTTAAAAAAATATGCGAGCGTTTGGAATGTGGAATTTCAATTGATTGTTGAAATCACAAATCAAGGAATTGGTAATCGATATATCGAATTTAAAAAAGCGTTAGGGAAAAACTCTGGCGCACGAGTGGTCTATGGGCACAACGCTCTTGAAATTTTAAAAGAAGTTGACCGATCTGAAGTATATACGGCACTTATCGGACGTGGGAAAGGTGAAGAGGTTGGCGAGACCTCTAATGGGGGCATTACTTACGGTAGAAAAATAAACTTTGCAGATGTTGAATGGAAAAAATCTAAAGGAGATCCTGTCGATAAACCGTTGGGTCAAAAATATGTTGAAATTCCTAGTTTGACGAAGCGTTATGGTATCCGCAGAAATAAAAAGTTGGAGCCGAAGATTGGGTTTATTGAGTTTAGCGAAGAAGAGGACAAAGAAAATTTACTAAGACAAACCTATTTAGCGTTAGAACAAACGAGCCATCCACAAGTGATGATGAAAACAACCACAGCATACTTGAATGCGGAAATTGGCGACAAAGTACGCGTGGTGCGCCCTGACCTAGGATTTGACTATTATACAAGAGTTTTTGAAGTAACTTACGATGTGCTGACGAATAAAATAACAGAAATTAAGTTGGGAGATCGATTGTTCGAATCTCAAGGCAAAAGAGCACGTCGCATTCTAAGTGATACAACGTCTAAAATAAATGATTCGATCCCAGGAACGGTTGAAAAAATAGTGGATGCAATGACAACGGCGGATGGATTGAATCGAATTTTTCAAGGAGAAGTTGATCCGCGTCAATTAAATGTTAAACCGCGTGTCAACGATTTATGGTTCAAACCTGACCCAGATAATGAAAAAGAAACGATTCTTTATATCTGGAATGGTGAAATTTGGAAAGAAGTTCTAAAAACTGCAGTAAGAGACGATGTCGAGCGATTGCTTAAAGAATTACAAAAAGAAATTAGTACAAACAATTCTTCTATTGAGCAACTTCGCACTGAACAAAATAAGCGCTTAAGCGATTTCGAGCGCTCTTTAGCTGGAAGTGATTCCCTCATTCAAAGCCACATACTGGATAATGAAAAATCCTTTAGCAAGATCACCCAATCACTTAACGGAATTCGATCGGAAGTTTTTGACGGTTTAGGAAATAGCAAGATTACGCAACTTTCCAACTTGATCGAGCAAAAGGTATCACAAGCGGATGTGATGTCTATTGTTCGCCAAGATGCGAACAACATTTGGAATGCGGTAACTGATAAAAGCGGGAAAGTGCTATCTGAAATTAACCAATATAATGGCTCAGTGCGAATTAAAGGCGATTTAATTCATCTAAGCGGGCGTTCACTTATTGACAATGCGGTGATTAAATCATCGCATATTCAATCGCTTACTGCTGATAAAATCAACACTGGAACGCTAAATGCGGCGCGTGTCAATATTATTAACTTAAACGCTAATAAAATTGTGGGTTTGACCAGTGAATTTTTACGTACGCGATGGAATGCCATCTCTGGCGGAGACATCGAAATTACAGGAAATGCTTTAAAAACAAAATCTCCATTTGGATATAGTGCTTCATTATCTGGCGGGCGATTTGAGTTTTACAACCAAGGGAATGAACATTTGGGAATGATGGGGATTCAAAGCGATATTCGAGATAAGTGGGAACACTTCGTTTCGATAGGATTGGAGTATGGAAAGGGTTTCGCAATATCTAAAAAAACAGCCGAAAATTCTAAAGCTTACACGGATATTATGCGAATTAACTATTTTATGCGAGAGATTAATTTTTATGAAGATCTCGTACTTCGAAACAAATCGGTGCTCCATACGAATTACATCAAAGCAAATGACGGGCCACTACTACACCTTTATGGCGGAAATTTTGGTAGTTATTATGGGCTATGGATTGAACATAAAAGTAAAGATTTGGGTGCAAAAATTCATATCGCAAACGAACAAATTTCTCTCGTGACCGTTAATAAAAGCGGAAATGTTGGCTATATAACTTCCGCTTTAGACTCCTCTGGGTTTTATATCCAGTCAAAAACGATTTATAACCGCACCTACTCCTACTCATCAAATATGTACGTTACTTCATCGGGTGTTCTCGGTCGTTCAACCTCTGCTTCAAAATATAAACTGCTTATTGAAGATCAGTTTAAAACTTATGAAGAACAACTCAAGCATTCAATGAATCTTTTGAAGTTAAACGTATCATCGTGGTTTGACAAGACAGAAGCTGAAGAACGCGCAGAAGAAATGAGTAATCCGAATGCGGAATTTGCAGATCGGGGGATTATGAAGCGCCATGTGGGTCTGATTGCGGAACATGTTCGTGATATTGGACTGAATGAGCATGTCACATACGGTGCGGATGGCGAAGTTGAGGGGATTGAATATGACAGACTGTGGGTGCACTTAATTCCGATTGTAAAAGAGCAACAAAAACGTATTGAAAGATTAGAAAGGAAACTTAATTTATGAAACTAAAAAATGAAGAGCTGCTAGCCTTAAACATGACAGTTTTTGACATGAAAGAAAAACCTATCAAAGGAGCGCTAAAATTTAAAGTGTTCAAGCTTGCAAAAGAATTGCCGCTTCTACTGGAGCCGCTGCAAGAAGTATTAGAAGATGAAAAAGATAAAAAAATGATTGAAGAAATTATGAAGGAAGAGCAAGACGTATCACTTCCTACTTTTACGCAAAAGGAACTAGAAGATGTAGAACTGTCAATTAGCGACCTGTTCGCATTTGAAAAATTAATTCAAGAGGAGGTATAGCCATGAGTAAATTTGTTGGAGAAAAAACTACGTACTATGTCGTTCGACTGCGCAAGGGTGAAGAAAAAGAGCAATTGGAACAACTTTTACAAGTGAGCCGTTGGGACGGGTCGGTTTATTGGACAACTGAATATAACAACGCAACCGAGTTTGAAGAACAAAACCGTGCAGAAGAAGCAGCTAAAATGCAAGAAATGTTTATGAAATTCACGGGGATCGACTGTGAGATGAAAGTTTTACAAAAAGACGAAATAACAAAGTTTGTAGCGCTTAAAATGCAAGGTTAGGAGTGTGATGTCATTGTGGAATTTGCGTATTTTGTGAAAGAATGGATGCCGCTCATCAGTTTTTTGATGAGTATTTTTTATGGCGGTTATCGGGGAATTAAAACATTAAATGATACACTGGTAAGTATCAAACATGAACTTGAACTGTCGAATAACCGACTAGAAACTTCTGCTGCTGATCGAAAAAAACTGTGGATACAAATTGGCGAACATCAAAAAAAAATTTATGGATTGGAAGAAAAAGCGGCGCGGCATGAAGAAAAAATTAACTTTTTAGAAAAGAGAGGGAATGCATAAAATGGATATTATGAGTTACATTGTTGAAGAAGGACTGGTGATGATTCCAGTTCTTTTTATTTTAGGCGAAATTATTAAGCATACGAATGTTTTAGATAATCGATGGATACCACTAACTTTACTTGTAATTAGCTTGGGATTAACGCCTCTAGCACTTGGCGGATACCACGCAAATACTATTGTTCAAGCAATTTTAGTGGCAGGTGTGCCTACTTTTGGAAATCAGATGTATAAACAACTAAAAAAAGAGGAGTGAGTGCTGATGAATATCATCGACAGACGTAACGCATCGCTTGGAAACCCACCACATAATCGCCCACTAAGTGGCATCACCACAATTGTCAACCATTACAGTGCGGTTTATCGAAAATCGGGAGCAAGCATTGAAAACCATGAAAAATATTGGGAGTCTCACCACGGGTGGGATCGTGGGGGCTATCATTTTTACATTGATAAAGATGCAAAAATTTATCAAAATTACGATCTAGATCAAATGACTTGGGGAGTTGCAAACTGCAATCACTACTGTGTCCACATTTGTGTGGAAGCAGGAAGCTATGACGATTATACTTCAGAACAATTGGATACGTTAGAGTGGATTAATCGCTACCTGATGAAAAAACTAAATCTGCCAGCAAGTGCAGTTAAAGCACATTGGGAAGTGAATAACAACTCTCGCTGCAATGGATTCACTAAAGAACAAATGAACGCATGGAGAACACGCTTGGGCGGGAAAGGAACAGTTACTGTAACACCTTCTCGGCCGTCAAGTTCAAAAAGTGCTGGAAAAACTTTACATTTACCCGCCAATGCAGACACATGGCGGATTTATAGAACAAATGGTCCTTACACTGTTGGAAACGAAGTTGGCTTTTTAAGACCTGCAAAATTTGGCGGACTGACTTATGAAATTAAGGGAACGCCCGTTGCTAACGTCTATCTTATTGACACGCAAGATTTTGGCCGTGTGGCGATTTATGCGGGAGCTGAAACAGGGGCTAAAGTTACAAAAGGAAGTAATCAGCCTGTAGCTAGTAAAAATACAAAGCAGTTGGTGTTGCCTAAAACGGCTTCTAGTTGGCGCATTTATAAAGTAGATGGTCCTTATACCATCGGAAATGAAGTTGGATACTTGAATCCAGCGAAGTTTGGTGGACTAACCTATGATATTTTAGGCAGTCCCTTAACTGATGTCTATTTCATTCAAACAAGAGATTTTGGGAAAGCGGCAATCTACGCTGGAAAAGATACTGGTGCAACAATTAAATAAACAAACTATTGGGAAATTCCCAATAGTTCAAATAGCGTACTTCTTCATAGGGGTACGCTTTTTTTGTTTGATTTCTAATGAGTTTTATACAAGGTTTCCGCAATCTTAAAGAGCCCATTTAGTGATTATAAATGGGCTCTTTTTTTATGCAAATAATTAAAAAAAAGTTTAGGAAAAGGTTTGACAAGATACCGCCAACGTTATATAATAATGTTGTAAGGAGGTGAGGAAAATGAATGAAGACAACATAACAAAACTTGTCACGGCGTTCATTGAATCGTTGCCAAATCTAATTACTGCGTATATCGCATATCTAACTTATAAAGAGTTAGAAAAAGGCAACAAAAAAGACGATAATCACCAGCTAGGAAATTAATCGTCTAAAGGGTATGGGAGAGATAGAGCTCTCCCTACACCCTTATTATAAATAAAGAAAGGGGAAAATGCAAATGGCACAAATCATTACACTTATTTTATTGTATCTATTATACCTACAAGTGAAACAGAAGGGTGATCGTCATGACAAATAAAACGAGTGAAGCACAATTGAGAGCTAGCCGTAAATGGGAAAAAAAGAACCGCAGAAAAGCAACGGTTGACGGTTACCGA